CGCTCCCCGTATCTAGAATAACCTTTCGGAATATCATAAATCAGGAAACGCCCTTAAAATTATTTTCTAACAGTTGGTGGTTTTTTTAGATCGCCATGTTGCTTAATATGACCTTCAAGCTTGCTATCTACTTTCTGAACATCTACATGAAGTCCTTTTAATAAATCAGCAACAATGCCATGATCTGACTTATTCTCTTTTCTACCCGCTTGTACGAGGGCAGCCAAGACAACGCCTACTGCTGCAATTACCGCTACGGCAACAGCTTCCATGTTTTTACTTTGCCATCAAAAAACTGGCAATTACATCAACATCAATGTCAAATGTGCCATAGGCGGCTTCGTGAGCCTGAAGGGTCTCAATCAAGCTTGACTTGCGAACCTGTTCTGGATCAAGAGGAACTTCTTGCGCCGAAGGCTTAGAGGATGCTGGTTCGCTTGTTGAACCAGTATCGCTACCTGTAATAGATGCGGCTGGTTTGGTGGTTAACATGAATGTTACATCTTTAACTGACTTACTTAACATATCAATTTGACCTTGATGATATGATGCTGTTTCAACAAATTCTTTCATTTGGGCAAAAGCAGCCTTAGCCATATCGTCATTTTTTTTCTTTAGAAAAGAATGCTGATTAATCATTGCTTCTGCATTGTCTACTGGAATTTTAATATAATTCATATACTCTCCTTTGTTTTAGATATACCTAACAGCATATCATATAAATAATTCTACTACCTTACTTTTTAAGTAATCAATCATGGACTCTTCATCATCCATGTCATTTTCGGGTTCAGATTGAACAACACCGTCTGGGATTATTGCAAATCGGCATTTACCTTCATCTTCTACTTTCTGGGCAATAATCTTACAAACCCCATTCCCCTCGTAAAGAACGCAGTTTGAGCATTTAACGCCGATGTCTTTAACATCATTTTCTTCTGGACTATCGTATCCAGCCCAGATACCAGTCTCGTCCTCATTAAACTTACCATGCATTCTAGCAATTACAATTAACGCTTCAGCGAGCATTGCTTCTTCTTGGGCTAAGTCTTCAGCAATCTTGCTAGCAAACTCATCTGACTTAGAGACTACTCTGTATCCACCACCACGCTTTTTGTATTCACGCACAAGCCATGCGTTTGCGTAAGCAGAAGGGTAAACATCAAATTTGGCTTTAGCTGCGGCTTTTACTCTGGCATATAAGGCTGGATTTGTTGGGACATTAACAGAAGCTTTTCTTACATCAGTTGAGACATTGTTTGGCTTCTTATCTTGCCTTGATCCAGAAGACTCCGCTGTGCGTTTACGCCTAACAGCTGATGCAATCTGTGCAGGTGTCATTCTTGCAGCACGAGCGGCTGGTACACACTTTGGGTACTTTCCTGACTCGGCATCTGCTCTACCACAAGGCTCAAAGCCTCCACCAGATTTAGGTCTTGAAATATCAACCCATTTTTCTTCAAACCATTGCGTTAAACTTTTTTCAATGTCATCAATAAATTTCTTTTTTTTCTTCTTTGAACCGTACCCTCGTTGTGGATTCTTAATACCAGAACCCATTGAGTCAGTAGTTACTTCGTTAGCTTTTTCTTCATAACTGTTTGCCTGCGCAGCAACTCCTTGCATTTGAGCTTTTATCTTTGCGGCTTCCATAGATTTTTCATCGCCAGCGGTATATAGATAGCACTTACCGCTGTCACCCCACTTGTATCCTGGCTTGTCTCCATCTGAACATGAACTAATTGGCATAATCTACAATGTTACCATGTTACTGATAAATACTCACAACATCAGCCTGTTCCCATCTTTGAACAGGAAACTCAACTCTCCAAAAGTAATGAGCGGCATCCTCTGATGAATATATAATTCGGGCATATGCCTTCTTAGCCCCTTCATCATAAACCGAACAATTTGCAAATGAGCAAAAGTATAGAGCTTTATATTGGTAGTTATCCTCTTGCCAGTGAATTGCATTAACAACAACTAAGTTTCTATTACAATAAGGGCAAATTCTGATTGGATAAGGGAAGTCTTTAATTACTTGTCCGAGGATCATCTCTTTCATCTCCATCATCATTAAATATTTTTTTTCTTAAAATATAATTGATTACTTCATCAATTTTACTTCTTGCTATTTCTACACCATCCATCAATGCATTAAGTTCTTCAATAGACATTGGATACTTATCATCTGGTGACATGATAACAAAGGCTGGAACAAAACTATCTTCAAAAGGCACAGCCTTAATAATAATCTGGAGAGACTCTATATCTTCCAATTCTACATCTGAGTTATAGCTTGTTATTCTCATCTATTCCTTCTATTGTTAGAGTTTGGTAGTTTAATAGGTACCTTGTTATTTTTAGTTTCTTTAACAACTGTTTCAGTTTTAGAGTCAGGTGGTTTAATCATTCTAATCCATTGATAAACTAATATAGTTATAAAACTAGTATACAGGGTTATATCTTTGTTTAATAATTCATTAAATGAATACCTAAAACCAAATGATGCTACAATTGTCCAAACACCCCAGAAAAAGAAATTTGTCATATGCAGAGCATATCAGAAATTTATATTTTTTTTTACTTCCATACACATTTTTTTATAAAAGATGGTATGCTTACGCATGCAAGGCGTACTAGCATACTAAGCATACTACATATACTTATAAACTATATATAACTATATACCTAGTATACTTAGCATACAGTTTTCAGATAAGAAGAAAAGTGATATGGTGGATACATGAAAATAATTGCAATTGTTGAGTCTGACGACTACGGACCAGCTGCAATCATTGACCCCGATCATATTAGCGTAATGAAGTTTGATGACTTCTATCTAGCAGCGACAAGGTGCGTTTTTACCAACATGCCGATCAGTATAGAAATATCTGAAGAAACCGCTCATGATCTTATTAAAAAAGGTGTAAACTGTCTCTCTATGTCTTCCGATACAACCGTAATGGAAAATGAGAAAGAGTAACCTTTTTAATGAAAAAAATTAGTTGGTTTAGTCTTAATCATCAAGATGCATCTGGCGAAACTTGGTACAGCCAAGGATACTATAATGCAGCCATTGCAACCATCAAAGCTCTCCAGGCTAAAGAGTGCGCAGTGTTTTACACTCGTGAAGACATTCCCTTTCATGTTAGTTTCTGCCCCCCAACTTATTACCAAATGAAGTCTAAGTATAATATTGGGTATACGCCTTGGGAGTCTACAAAGATTCCACCGCACTGGTTGGACAATATGCGTAAATGTGATGAAGTCTGGGCTACCTCAGATTTTATTAAAGATGTCTACATTAAAAATAATGTTAACGCTAATGTATTTACCATACCACACGGCATATCAGAAGATTTTGCTGTTCTAGAAAGAGAACTAACTGGTCGGTTTAATTTCCTACATGTTGGTGGAGATTCAAAAAGAAAAAATGCACAGATGGCTGTTGATGCTTTTCTTGATCTGTATGATGGGAATGATGATTTCAGATTGGTACTGAAATATAACAAGTTCTGTTTAGCAGAAGTATATCTAGACTCTAAACTAGTTCCAGCAACCTATCATCCTCAGATTATTGCTATACCAGAAAATTTTAGTACAGATGACCTTGTTGCTTTGTATCACAAATGTCACTGTATGATTTATCCTACAATGGGTGAAGGTTTTGGAATGATTCCATTTGAGGCAATTGCAACAGGTTTACCAACAATTGTTACAAATCTAACTGGCTGTGCAGATTTTGCAAAATATGGTATTCCACTTGAAGCGTCTTTTATCAAAGCTGATTGGCAAGATCATTTGTATGATTGTGATACTGGTGAATGGGCAAGTCCTGATTACCAACAACTTCTGGACTCAATGGAAAATGTTGTTAATGAATATGATGATTTTAAAAAGTATGCTTTAAAATCTGCAAAAATTTTGCATAGTGAGTGGTCTTGGGCTTCAGTCGCTGATAAGATTTTGACACGATTAGAATTTTACGAAAATTCTTTGTTGTAGTCCTTAGTATCAATTTTTGACTCAGGTTAGCCCGTAGTCTAAACTGGATACTCTTATCTATTGGAGGTATTGAATGTCCTTATTGTCACCTGAATTTATTGCTAGCTATGCGTCTAAGACTCCACCTTGGGGTTTTGGTGGTCTTGGAGAAATTGTTTTCCTTAGGACATATAGTCGTAAAATTGAAGGTACAGATCAGACTGAATCCTGGACACAAACCATTCAGCGAATTATAGAAGGAGCTGGTGACATTGGAGTTCCTTTCTCTACCGAAGACGCAGAGCATTTGTTTGATCACATGTTTCACCTGCGGTGCGCAGTGTCTGGCAGAGCACTCTGGCAACTCGGCACACCTCTTGTAAAACAGTTCTCGGGTACTTCATTGAATAATTGTTTTTATACAAATATTGAAAGAATTGAAGATTTTGAAATGTTG